TTTAAGGAACACGGGCAATCTTGTTTCGATTACGGGCGGTAACACTCTCAATATAAATTCGGTGACAACAGGGCTGATCCTTTCCAAAGGTGATTTGATTGGTTTGACGACGGGAAGTTATAAATACATCGTCCGTGTTTTGCAGGACGTTACCGCCGCTTCAAGCGCGATTGCTTCCGTAAAAGTTGATCCTCCCGTACCGTCTTATATTATGGCGGGCGCGGTGGTGACATTCAAAGACCCTCAAATGAATACGCGACTTATTCCTTCATCTGTCAGCATTCCTGATCAGGATTGGCCGGTTTGCTCATTCACGCTTCAAGAGGTTGGTTTGTAATATGGCTTATCCGTCTCGACTGACACAGCTTTTGATTGAAGGTCGCATAGCCATTCGATCCGGCCTGAAATTTGAATTCGGAACCGGGACTTATTGCCTTTGTTCCGGTAAAAATCAAATTACTGTGGATGGGTTCACCTACATTCCGAATTCGATCATTGAGGTTGAAGAACCAACGCAAACCATGGGTTTAGCTGCGATACCGCTAAAATTGAAACTCCCCTGTGATCTTGACGCGGGTTTGACGCCCGACAAGCTGGCAACGATTGAGAGTGAAGACTATAAAGGTCGTCCGGTTACTTTGATGGATTTTTACATTGACCCGGATGACCGTGCAATTTTGTATACGGAAAAGCGCTTTTACGGATACCTGGATACGATTGACCATATAGGGGGTGAAGAATTCTATTTGCAAGGCAAACCCCGCCGGACGTTGGACGGTCAACGATAGGGGTGTTGGTGTCTCCTATGTCATTGTCACCCAAGGTCTTAACCGTAACAAACTGCAATCACCTATTGTCCCTTTGTTCGAAATCAAAGGCGCTCCACTTTATGATTTTCGCAAAGACACGACGGTTGGCGGCTCCGGTTCGCATCGTTGGGACACGCAAAGCACATGGGAATTTTCGGAAAACCCTGTGCTGATGGAATATGCACTAGAACGCGGGTTTTTCAACGGTACTCAAAAGATGGTCGGCAAAGGTGTTAACGCCAGCCGATTGCCGGTTGCTAAATGGTCACTGGCTGCAAACATCGCTGATGAAAACGTTGGTTCTCCCGCGACAAAAAGATATCGTGCCGCGCTGATTGCTAACGACGGGTCAAACTCCACGCACGACGCTAACATGACACCATTGCTTGAAGCTATGGCGGGATCATGGGTTGAATTGGTTGACGTGGAATATCCGATTGCAGGCGCTGAACAGGCCGTGGCTTTTACCATCACCGATACAGATTTGGTGCGTGGTGAAGGGCTGCGGTTTACAGCAAAAACACCACGTTCGGAACTTATCAACACGGTATCCGCAAAATATCCATCGCCTGCAAAATTTTACGAAACGGTTTCCGCCACACAGCGCAATCTCACGGATGCATTAGCGGAAGACGGCGAACTATTGGCGTCTGCTATTGAGTATGATGCTGTAACATATTCGGTGCAGGTTGACAGGCTTGCTGACATCGCATTGCGCGCCGCACGCTATCAAGCGAGTGCTGATGTGTGCATTCTACCCCAATGGCGGGACTCTGGATGAGGTGGAATAGCGCTCGATACGGCGATAAACATTACCAGGTTGTGTCAGTCACAAAAGGCGCGTTGAATGAGAACGGCGCACGCAATATTTTCCTTTCGTTGCGTCAAATTTCGGCGGGTGTTTTTGATCCGACAGCTTACATTACCAATCCGCCAAATGTCGTTGTTGTGGGCGATCCGGTTTACCTGGCACAAGTTCAGAATTTCAGCGCCACCCCTAATCAAGTCGTCTCGACATCAGGTGATAAAAAACCGGGTGTAAAATTGCAATGGGATGCAATTGAAGACATTACCGTCACGGGCGTTTTGATTGAATATTGGCCGGTTTCCGACGCGACACAGGTTTTCAAAAAGATTGTTGAAGCTGATGTATCGGTTGTTCAGATTGTTGAAGGTCTGACAAGCGCAACGCAGTGGCGTGTCCGCACTCGACTAATCACCGATCCTAAACGCCCTGTGGCTTTTTCTGGCAACACGACATTTACGACACTTTCAGAAAGCTACACATTTCCAATCGACATTGATCAACTTAATGCTGAAATTCAGCAGACTATTAATGCTGTTGCCCAAAGTGAGCGCGAAGTTAGAAGACAAATTGAAGAAATTACTTCGCGCTTGGGTAACATCGATATTGACAGTTACGAAAAACGTAAAGATTTGTTTCGTGAAATTTCAATAACGTCTGGACGTTTGACCGCATCCGTTAATGAAAAAATTCAAGTTGCAACCGGACCTAATTCCGTTTTGGCTCTTTATCAGCTTGAATTGCAAGCGGGTATAGATGAAGTTGCGGGAAATTTGAGCGGGACCGCGACGGCACTTGACGCACTGTTTACGACAGTCGGTGCGATTGACGGTGAAGTTGATATTAACGCTCAAAAAATTACGATTTTGGAAGCGCGGGCTGATGACCCGGAAACAGGTTTTGTTGCCAATTCCACAGCGATCAGCGTTACCAACACGAACGTTTCTATAGTCGCTGCCGACACTGTGACCGCTCAAAACACAGCCAACAGCAAGACACGAACTTTCCGCCAAACGTCCGCACCGACAGCGCTTGCGATTGGTGACCTGTGGATTGACAGTGATGATAACAATAAATTGTATCGCGCCACGGCGACGGGAACCGGGTCTTGGGTTGCTGTAGACGACGTTCGTATAACGACAAACGCCAATGCAATAACATCGATCCAAAGTGAAATTGATGACCCGTCAACCGGCCTGAGTGCTAATTCGACGGCGATCAGTTCACTATCGACAACGGTTAGCGGCGTTTCGAGTGTCGCCAATAGCAAGACACGAACTTTCCGCCAAACGTCTGCACCGACAGCGCTTGCGGTTGGCGACTTGTGGATTGATAGCGATGACGATAACAAACTTTACCGTGCCACGGCGACGGGAACCGGGTCTTGGGTTGCTGTAGACGACAGCCGCATTGCCACAAGTGCAACTGCTATCACGACACTGACAAGCAATTATAATAGCGTGAGTGCAACAGGCACTTTCCGCATTGCTACGCGTGCGGCTCCGTCAGGTTGGACCGCATCCATTTCTATGGAAGCACGTATAAATTCGGGCGCAACATTCCGTGCCGCCGGTCTTTATATTGACACAACATCAACCGTCGGTCGCGTGGCAATCGTTGCCGACCAATTCGTTTTGAATGACGGGACGGATGATGTTCCGGCGTTTTCGATGATTGGTGGCGAACTATTTTTGACGGGTCAGGTCAACATTGAAAATGCTGAAATTGGTAATTTGCAAGTCGGAACATCAAACATTGCGACAGGCGCAATCGCCACGGTTGAAACGCAATTTACGACAGGTACAATAACGGTTACATCAACTTCATATGTTGATGTTGCGACCGTCACGATTGCACATGGCGCAGGCTCGCCGAAAATTATTCTGAACTTTACCTGTGCTTATGGTCAAAACACAGGGCAAAGTTTCTGGCGCATTTACAACGATACGAATGCCGCCGTTTTGTCCGGTGGTGAGCAATCCGTTGCTGCAATTCAGGGTGCCATGGGTGCCTTGACACGACAGCACACCCCGTCGTCAGGTCAAACAAGTACGACATATGTCGTTCAGGTGCGTAAAAATGCATCTGGTGACGATGATATAGCGGTACGAA